ACCGCCGTTGCCTGCCATAAGCCAAGGCCAAGCGTTGTTCATGTTGTTGTTCCCATTGTCGGGAACTACGATAGTTTCACTCATTGTAGTAAGAGTTTAAGGGTTAATAAATCCGTTTGTTGTGTTAGCTAACGGAGGCAAAACTACTGTGGTTGGGAGGGGAGTACTACCTCGTACTGAAAAGTTTTGTAACCTGTTGAGTAATAATTCGTTTGGTGCGGTACGCGGTCGTACTGAAGAAAATTTCTCACTTTTTTCTTGCAAGTTTCGGAAATGTTTCCGTATCTTTGCAGCGCAATCTTGATGATGAAAGTGGAAGTCGCGAGCCACAAAATTTCATCCTCAACAAGCGGCAAGGTTGGAAAGGGGCGGTGTCACTGCCTATTGCCGCCCACAACCTAAACAATTAAAAATAGGCAGATGACTTAAAACATAGGCGATATGACTGTTATTTCAGATGGTGCGCACAATATGCGCCAAGTCCGTGTAAAGCACGACAAAAACTTCACTACGGTTTCAAACGAGTTTATTAGAGACAAGAATCTCTCATTGAAGGGGAAAGGGCTTCTTCTTACTATTCTTTCACTAAATGACGAAGAGTGGGATTTCTCCATCAAAGGAATTTGCTCAGTGTTGAAAGAAAGCAAGACTGCCGTTTATAGCGCAATCGACGAGTTGATTGAACTCGGATATTGCGAGAGAGAGCAATACAGAGACGAGATTAGCGGAAGGCTGCTTCCTATGATTTACACATTCTACGAGCATCCGATAGAACAAGTACAAGTTCCGTATGCGGAAAATCCGAATACGGTGGAGTCAGATGCGGATTTTGTGCCACAATTAAATACTATAATAGAAGAAATACCAAAAGAAACAAATACCAAAAAAGAAAAAACTTCCAAAAAGAAAGATTTCGATTTTCTTGCCGCCCTTCTTGGCATTGGCATAGAAGAGCAAATTGCAAAAGACTGGATGAAGATTCGAGCAAGCAAGAAGGCTTCTGACAGCGAAACTGCGTTCAAGCAACTTCATACTGCTCTTGAAACAATCAAAAACACGCACAGAGTTTCATTTAATGAAGCGATAAGCATTTGTGTGACTAACGGATGGTACGGTTGCAAGCCAAGTTATTTTGACAACATAAAACTTGCGGACTACGGAATAGGGACACAAACATCATTGTTCCAACAAAACAACGGAAAGGAGTGGCAATGATGGAGGAAGTTTGGAAACCTATTCCACAATGGGAAGGATTATATGAAATAAGCACACAAGGTAATGTGCGTTCAATCGACAAGAAGGTTGGAATGAGATGGATGGGCAAAGTGACATCCAAGTTTGTAAAAGGTAGGATTCTAACTCCACAACACGATAAAGATGGATACAAGGTAATTCATTTACGTGACACTTTTAACGGCAAAAACAGATTGCTGAAAGTACATCGTCTTGTAGCAGAAACATTCATTCCAAATCCGAACAACTATCCTTCTATCGACCATATTAACGGAAAAAGAGACGATAATAGGGTCGAGAATCTAAGATGGTGTACGAACAAACAAAACATCAACTTTCCTATTGCGAGAGAAAATAGAAGAAATGCTGTAAAAGAAAGTTACAACAAAATACCATATTTAAGAGAATTAAGAGCAAGAACTTTAGGTAGATGTGGTCTGCAACCTATTATCGCTTATAAGGATGGAGTAGAGTTGGGGAAGTTCGATTCCATAACTGATTTTTGTAAGGAATATGGATTAGTTTATAATTATCTTTATAGTGGAATTAGAAAAAGGGGGAACTATAAAGGATATTCAATAAGGAGGATTGAAAAATGCTAACGCAAGAACAAAAACAGCAAATATATAGATGGTGGCATGTCTTCAAAAACGACCATGAACTTGTTGAGATTAGATGTGTTGGCAATAAGGGTACTTTTAGCGGTTACTATAAAAACATTGAGAATCTGATTCGGGATGTCAACTTACATGATGACTGCAACGTGTATTTTACAGTAAACGACATAAATGATGCTTGTCACGGAAGACCACAGTGTGAGCAGATGATTCACAGCCCGAAGAACACGACTAATGATGAAGAAATTATAGGTCGTTCTTTTATCTATATTGATTTTGATAGTGCAAAAGGATGGACGGATGGAAAAAAGAATGGAATATCGAATGTAAACTCCACTGATGAAGAAAAGGAACTTGCACACCAGAAAGCATTGGAGGTGTATAGATACTTGAAAGGTGAGGGTTTTAACGAGCCTATTATAAACGACTCTGCTAACGGTTTCCATGCCTACTATCCATGTCTTCTATCCGCAACGGAAGAAAACGACAAATTGGTTGAACGATTTATGAAATCATTGTCAATGATGTTTTCAGATGAAAATGTCGTAGTTGACACAACCGCAACCAACAGAGCGAGGATTTCTAAACTGCCAGGTACATTTTCAAGAAAGGGCAGTGCTTTAAGCGTGGATAGACCACAAAGAATGTGCAAAATCCTTAAAGTGCCTTCTGAACTAAAACCAATACCGAAAGAGTATTTCCAGAAAATAGCCGACTTATACCCAGAAGAGGAAATCAAACCAACAAGGGAAAACAATTATTCTACGAGTAAATTCGACTTGTATGATTTTCTTCAAAGAAACAACATATCTTACTATAAAACGGTCAAAACACCAATCGGTACACGGTATTTATTAGACCAATGTCCATTTGATTCGAGCCATGTTCACGGAGACGCGATGGTGTTTCAACATAATGGAGGAGGTCTACAATTCTCTTGCTTTCACAACTCCTGCTCCCAATATCACTGGCGCGAGTTCAGATTGCACTTTGAACCAGATGCCTATGATAAAAAAGACTATCGTGACTATGAGTTCAAGCGGCAGCACAACATGATGAAATATCAAGTGAAAGAGCCGCCGCAACCATTGAAAGAGGACAACGAGAAAGGCCCGATATGGCTCAAAATGTCTGAAATCAAGAGACCCAAATTCAACATAGCTAACTACATACCATCAGGTATAGAGCAGGTAGATAGGCTTACGGTTGGTTTCAGACGGAAACATGTCACTGTTTGGTCTGGCTATCGAGGGAGCGCAAAGACAACCGTCTTGAACATGCTTATCCTCAATGCGGCACAAAGGGGGTACAAGACCGCTTTGTGGACTGGGGAGTTGGACGGTGAAGAGGAGAAGAACTGGCTTTATCTGCAAGCGGCAGGGAAGACATACAACAGAATGACAAGCGTCCAAGATTTCTATGAGACACCAGATGATATATGCGAAAAGATTGACCCTTGGATTGACGGTCACATGCGTATCTTCAACAATAAATACGGAAGTGACTTCCAACAGATTATAGACAAGGTTAGGGAACTTAAAAAGGAATGGGATTTGGACGTGGCGATATTCGACAACCTTATGACGCTTGACATTGATGGTTTGGAGGGTGACAAGAACGAAAGGCAGAAGAAGCTTATGATTGTGCTGACAGACCTTGCGAAAGAAAATGACATGCACATCCACATCGTCGCCCACCCGAATAAAAGCGGAAATTTCCTCCGTATGAACAACATTTCTGGCACAGGAAACATACCAGACCTTGCCCAAAATGTGATGATTCTACACAGGATAAACCAAGACTTCGTTATGAATGCAAGGGAGTTCCTTCCAAATTCAACAATTCAAGAAATCCTTGATTCAAAATGCACTAACTGCATTGAGATTTGCAAGTGGAGAGACAAAGGTTCTGCTGTTGACCACTTCATCAAACTTTACTTTGAAAGGGAGAGCAACAGACTGAAAAACTCTCCAGCGGACAATGTTCACTATAATTGGGAGGAACACTGCGAGGAGTACTCCGTCCCAGAAGACCCCCAGCCGCTTCCGACAACAATACAGCCGAACCAATCGTTCGACACACCGATTGAACCGCTGTACACACAAAAGGAAGACGATGCTTATTGGGGACAATTTAGAAACGATACAGATAATTGCCCTTTTTGATAACGATAACAACTAACACTATTCTGACATGAAGAAAGTAAACCAAGACCCGTTCAGCAACGGAACGGAAGACACGATGTTTGAGGAATTGTGCTGCAACAAGTGTATCAAAGCAAGTCAACCGCGTGACGGAGGTACACGATACACAAACGCGGACAAGCACAATATGCCTAACAAGTGCAGCATCCAGCGCGACATTATATTGAGGATGTTCAGCAACGAGCCAATCAACCAACGGACGATTGACGTGTGCTACGACTTCGTTATGCACGGAAAACTCTGTCCGTATATGAAGACCGAAAGGAAGAAATACCCAAAGAAAGACAAACAGCAAACAGAACTTGAACTATGAGCGACAAGACAAAAAAACAATTCTTTTTCAGCGACAAGCC